TGCCTCCGACAGTGGGGTCTGAGGGGATGACCCTCCCCAAGCCCTCGGGCAAATATATGCGCGGCGGGCGCGGTGTCACCTTTGCTGGCTGGAAGCCTGCGCTGCGGGAAAGCCAGGATGATATTGGCGAGGCCTGGGATGATGCGGCCGCGCGGGTAGGTGATCTCCTGCACAACAGCGGCTGGCTGGCCGGGGCAATGGAGCAATGCGTCGCCAATACCGTGGGCACCGGGCTGCAGTTGAAGGCGCTGCCGGAGAACGAGACTTTTGGCATGACGCCAGCTGAGGCCTCGGACTGGGCCAAGACAGTGGAGCGTCGGTTCGAACTTTGGGCGCGTAACGCGCAGGAATGCGACATTCAGGGCCTGCGCACCTTTGGCCAGATGCAGGCGGCAGCGTTTCGATCGTGGCTGGTCACCGGCGAAATCCTCGCGGAGCTGCCCTGGCGCAAACGGCCGTGGAACCGCTATGGCACGAAAGTCCGGCTGCTGCCGCCGCAGCGGCTCTCGCGCAAAACGGAAAGCATGAGGCGGCTGATCAACGGAGTCTACACGGATGCCGATGGCATGCCCGTGGGCTACCGTGCGATCCGCAAGGACCTGTTTCGCCATGACGCGGAATACGACGTGCGCGCCCGCGACCGGGCGGGTCGTCCGCGGGTGATCCATATCTTCGAGGGCGCGCCTGGGACACATCGGGGCATCTCGCCTCTGGTTCCGGCGCTGCAGGTGGCGCGGCAGTTTGACCAGTTGGCGGATGCCACGCTGATGGCAGCGATTGTGCAGACGCTGTTTGCAGTGACGATTACCTCGGACGAGCCGACGGAACAGGTGTTGCAGGGGCTGCTAACGCCCCAGGAACAGGCGCAGATGCTGGCGCAAGGCATCTCGCCGATGGAGGCCTATATCGAGATGGTGGCGGGGTATTATGACGGCAGCACGCTGGATGTGGGGATCAACGGGCGGCTGGCGCATCTGTTTCCGGGGCAGGAGCTGAAGTTCCACACCAGCAATCACCCATCCTCGGATTATGCCGCCTTCGCCATGCATCTGCTTCGGGAACTCGCGCGCTGTCTCGGGCTGACCTATGAAAGTGCGACCGGCGACAATGTTGGGGCCACCTATTCCTCGCTGCAGGCGGCGACCACGGAGATCTTTGCCATCACGAAAGCCCGGCGGCGCAACATCATGGCGCCGTTTTGCCAGCCGATCTTTGAGGCCTGGCTCGAGGAAGAGATCGAGGCGGGCAGCCTGCCGTTTCCGGGCGGGATTGCCGGTTTTATGGCCAATCGCACGGCTGCGTGCCGGGCGGAATGGCGGGGTGACCCGCGTCCGCAGGCCGATGATCTGAAAAAAGCTAAAGCCCACGAGGTCTGGAAACGCCTTGGTGTCATGTCGGACGCGATGATCTGCACCGATCTTGGGGCGGATGTGGACGACGTTTACCAACAACTGGCGCAGGAACAGGCGCTCCGGGCCGAATACGGGCTGCCCGAGCCGCAAATGATGGGCGCGCAGGGCGGTGGACCGAGCGCGCCCACCTATGGACAGGACGAAACTGGCGATGAGGCGGAGACATGACCATCAGCATCGACGAGGCCGATCCCTGCGCGGCGGCCGCCAGCCTGCGGCAGGTCTATGTCCGGCTCGTCGCGGGGGAAGGCGCTATGGAGGTGCGGTTCCGGGCGGGATCAAACGGTGTGGAGCGGTCGGTGACCTATCATCGTGCGCATCCGGACCGGCTCTTGGCAGTCATTCGCGGCTTTGAAGAACACTGTGCCCGCCTGCAGGGCCACGGCCCTCGGCGCTTTGCGCTTGGAACAGGAGGGGTGCGATGACGGAACCGCCGGAAATCACCCGAACCCAGGCCGCACCGACACTGGCACAAATTGCGGGGCGAGTACTAAACCGCCCACTGCTGCTGCATCCCGATAAGGCTGATCTGATCCTGCATGTGCTGCAGGGCCGGATTGGCATCGAGCCATTGGCGGCTCCGGACCCGCAATCAAACCGCTTTGTCGGCAGTCACCGCCGCGATAATGGCAGCGCCAGCTCAATGCGGATTGCAAACGGCGTCGCCATTCTGCCGATCGTCGGCAGCCTTGTGAACCGCGGGGCCTGGATCGGGGCCAATTCGGGGCTGGTGTCCTACGAGGGCATTGCGGCGCAGCTGCGCGAGGCGCAAGCCGATCCGGAGGTGCGGGCGATCCTCTTGGATATCGACAGTCCCGGCGGTGAGGCCACGGGCATGTTTTCGACAGCCAACCTCGTTCGCGCTGTGAACGAGGTGAAGCCGGTTCTGGCCTTCGTCAATGATGTGGCCGCCTCGGCGGCCTATGGCATTGCCAGTGCTGCGCGCGAAATCATCGTCTCGCCCACTTCGATGGTCGGCTCAATCGGCGTGGTGCTGACCCATCTCGATCGCTCGGGAGAATTGGAAGATCGCGGGGTGAAGCCGACGCTCATTCATGCCGGGGCGCACAAGGTTGATGGCAACCCGTTCGGGCCGCTGTCCGACGCCGTGCGCGCTGACCTGCAGGCCGAGGTTCTGAAAATCTATGATCAGTTTGTAGGTCTCGTGGCGGAGGGGCGTGCTGGCCGGATCAGCGCCGCCGCGATCCGCGCCACAGAAGCCCGCACCTATCTTGGCGCGGATGCCATTGCTCAAGGTCTCGCCGATCGCATGGCGAGCCTTGACGAGGTTATCGCCGCGCTCTCGCAACCGCCCTCCGGGGCAATTCCCCAGAGAAAGGGAGGACCCATGACCAGAACCATCCAGAACGAGGCGCCCGCGAGTGACGTCTCGGCCATCAGCCCAACCGATCTGCAAGCCGCTATCGATGCCGCCCGCAGTGAGGCGCATACCGCGGGTGTCACCGCTGGCAAAGCCGAGGCGACGGCGCGGATCAAGTCCATCCTGACAGCGCCCGAGGCCGAAGGCCGGGAAGCGCAGGCGCTGGTTCTGGCGCTCGAGACAGTGATGACAGCTGTGGATGCGGCGAAAGTTATGACGGCGTCCCCCAAGGCATTGGTCCCTACGACGATTGCCGACCGGGCCGCACACGAGACCGAGCTCGGGGCTGAAACCCCGGCCGATCAACGCAACCGCGCCGAGCGCAGTGTGGCGGGGTGGTCAAAAGCGATCACCCATGCCAATGCGCGCTTCGGCTGAAGAGGAGACCGAGACCATGACTGTTCTCACAGAAGGCCGCCATCCCGGCGAATTCCTGATGACCGAGGCCAATGGCCAGCGCTCGCGGGAAAATATCACCATCGCCAGTGGCGCTGGCATCATCGCGCCGGGCACGGTGCTGGGCAAAATCACCGCCAGCGGCAAATACCTGGCCAGCGCTGTGGGCGCTACGGATGGTAGCCAGACGGCCGTGGCCATCGCGCTCTATGGCTGCGATGCGACCAGTGCGGATGCCGCGATCGCGGCCGTCACCCGTGATGCCGAGGTCAACGGCAACATTCTGACCTACCATCCCGACCGGGATCAGGATGCTGAAAAGACGGCAGCCCAAGCGGATCTCGCGGGTGTCGGCATTATCGTGCGGTAAAGCGCTCTTCCTCATCCAAAACCAACCTTCTTAATTCGATCTCCCGCGCTTTCCGGCGACGGGCCGATCCCGCGTGGCCAGTCGCTGGCGCGCCGCCGCAATAAAGGACTTCCCATGTCGATCCTCAATATCTTCAGTCAGGACGCCTTCAGCGTCATGCGCCTCACGGATGCGCTTCGTGAGATCAAATACACCCCGTCGCGCATTGGCCAGATGGGGCTGTTCCAAACGACCAGCATCGACACGCTTGATATCGCGATCGAGAAGGATAAGGAGCAGAACCGAATGCTGGTCTCGGCCAGCCCGCGTGGCGGTCCCGGCCAGACCTTCGACAAATCCAAACGCGCCATGCGGATGCTCAAGGTGCCCCACTTCCAGGTGGACGATGCGATCTATGCCGATGAGGTCCAGCAGGTGCGCGCCTTTGGGCAGGAAGTCGCCGTTGAGCGGTTGCAGCAGAAGATCGCGGACCGTGCGGCGGAAGCCAGCCAGTTCTTCGCGCTGACCGAGGAATACCACCGCCTGAACATCCTCAAGACCGGCCAGCTTCTG